CCGGCGAACAGTGGCTCGTGTGGTGCGACCTCAATTCGGAGAGTGAAGCACTGGCGCACGGCATCCCCGATGCGGTAGAGGTCAAGGGCAGCGATAAGGCATCGCTGAAAAGCTCTCGCCTGCTTAGTTTTTCAATGGGTTTTCGCCGGGCGCTTGTCACAAAGCCCTCTATCGCCGGATTCGGCATGAACTGGCAGAACTGCCACAAGATGATTTTTGTCGGTCTGTCCGACAGTTATGAGCAATATTATCAGGCCGTGCGGCGCTGCTGGCGTTTTGGGCAGTCTGAGCCGGTAGACGTGTACATCGTTATCAGTGCCCGTGAGGGCGCGGTCAAGGCCAATATTGAGCGTAAGCAAGCCGATTGCGATAAGATGCGGGCTGCGATGGGCGAACAGACCCGCGAAATCGTCAAAAAGCAGTTGCAAAGCACCTGCCGCCTAACAACGCCCTATGAACCGCAAACGACTATGACACTGCCCGCATGGGAGGAATTTATACATGAATGTGCTTAATCAGTTGATCGACAGCGCACAGCGCTGGGCAATGTATCAGGGGGATTGCGTGGAAACTCTGCGCGGCATCCCTGATAACAGCATCCACTACTCTATCTTTTCTCCGCCTTTCGCCAGTCTGTACACCTATTCCGACGGCGCGGAGTTTGCACAACACTTTGGCTACCTTGTGGCCGAGCTATACCGGGTCATCATGCCGGGGCGGCTGGTGTCCATCCACTGCATGAATCTGCCTGCCATGAAATCCCGTGATGGCTTTATCGGCATCAAGGATTTTCGCGGCGACATCATCCGCGAGATGACCGAGTACGGGTTCATCTTCCATTCGGAGGTCTGCATCTGGAAAAATCCAGTCACGGAGATGCAGCGCACCAAGGCCCTCGGCTTGCTACACAAGCAGATCCGCAAGGATTCTGCGATGTCGAGGCAGGGTCTGCCCGATTATGTCGTGACATTCCGCAAGCCGGGTGAAAACCCTGAGCCTATCCCTCACGACCATGATTCTTTCCCGGTGGATGTTTGGCAGAAATACGCCTCGCCGGTCTGGATGGATGTGCGGCAGTCCAACACCTTGCAGCGCAAAAGCGCCCGCGATGAAAAAGACGAAAAGCATATCTGCCCCTTGCAGTTGGATGTTATCGAGCGGTGCATCGACCTGTGGACGAATCCCGGCGACATCGTGCTTGACCCGTTCGCGGGCATCGGTTCTGTGCCCTATCAGGCTGTTCTCATGGGCCGTCGTGGGCTGGGCATTGAACTGAAAGACAGCTACTATGCGCAGGCTGTGAAAAACCTTGAGGGCGCGGCCACCGAGGCCGACAGCCACGAAATCAACACCAACGTGCGCCTGCGCTGCCCCGTGTGCGGTATCAAGGTGGACGGCAAAATCTGCCCGCTGTGCGGTAAGGATTTGATGGCAAAGGAGGAGTAAAGCATGGAACGGACGACAAACTCTGCTGATGCCCGCCGTGCGGCGGATTATCTGTCCAGATACTGTGGCGATTGCGTTGGGTGCGTCAACTGCACTTTTGACAATGGCAATGAGGGGCAGTCCTGCATCATCAACAGCGGATGTTCCCCCGTCAGTTGGGAACTTCCCTCTATCTGGTCAGCACAGGACATCGCACTTGCAAAGGCCATGATGCCGTTTGCAAAAACTATCGTCTGGCCTATTGAGGCGAAACCTAATCCGAATCACCGCTATTTTAAGGGCGAGGGACAGCGCACCATTCCGCTGCCGACAGGGGCTTTTAATAATCTGCGTCCCGGCGAGATTATCAATCTAGCTGACATTGTGGGAGGTACAGACGATGCCCGATGACGTTTTGGAAATGATCGGCACGGCGGCACTGCTGGAACAACTTGCCGAGGAATCGGCTGAACTGGCGCAGGCCGCGCTCAAGATGGCCCGCAAGATACGCAATGAGAACCCCACGCCTAAATCCCACTCAGATTGTGTTGCCAATCTGCAAGAGGAAATCGCAGATGTGGAATTGTGCATCAGCATTTTGCCCGCCGCGCTGAATGACCCCACCGAGGTCGGCAGAACGATGACCGCCAAGCATCGGCGGTGGAATGAAAGACTACACGATGAAAAGCTGTGGGAGGTTGACAGCCATGAGGATTGACATTCGGGACAGCAAATACTCCATCATCTACAACGAAAACACCGGCGCTGTTGAGGATGTCCTCTGGTGTAATGAGAGCGCCGAGGATTTGAAAAACCTCAATGTCGTGGCTGATATGGCCCGTGAACTGGCCGTATATAGGCGGGCGGGTGTCGCCATGTTCGCCGGAGCAAAGGCCATCCGTGACCTTATCGAGCGCGGGCGGCACACTTACCATCAGCGCATTGTCCACGGTATGCCTATCACATCCTTTTCGAGCCTTATTGAAACTGCCGCCAATAGGCTTGAAGATTTGAGTAATGATGCTCTCAGCAACGATTTTTAGCAAAGAAATGAGGTTTACTGAAAATGAAATGTCTGTATAAAGTACCGTTTAGCGGCTTTTTTATGACCTATGCCGAATCTGCCGAGGATGCAAAGAAGATGTCCCCCGATGACGGCGAGGTTATCTATTCTGAGCAATCCACGGGCGAGATCGAGGCTTTCCCCGATGGCGCGTCTATCCCGATTGATGAGCATCACTGCATGTTCATTGAACCGGCAGATGAAGATTTTGACGAGGGCATTTCCGAGGATTGGGAGGATGAGCTGTGAACACTGATATTGTTTGGGGCGGTCTGCTGGTGCTGGGTACTGTCTGCGCTACGATTCAGCACTACATCACCAAAAAGAGCGCGGAATCTGAAATCGCATCCCTGAAAACGCGCCTTGAGTTCGCCAAGCAGGAAACCCGTATCTGGAAAACCACCGCATATCGCCATGCCGATGAACGAAATCACGCTGTCCGCATGGCTCAATACTGGCGCAAACAAGCTCTCAACGAGCATTTTGGTTTTGAGCCGGAAAAGGCTGCCCTGTCCCCTACTGTGGCCGAGGTCGTAAATGAGATGATGCGGTATGACGCGCTGATTCAGGCCACGGGCTGGACGACCGCTGACAGCCCCGCAGATGCCCCGTCTGAGGACGAAACAGTCACGACAACAAATGTATCGGACGAAACCGAAACCGCCACACAGAGCACCGCTGTGGGCGCAGAGGAGGGCGACCATGCGGCTGATTGACGCGGATAAGGTACCGCCCCTGTCTGACCTAAGCGGATGTGCTTATGAGGGCGGCGAGTACCAAGCGTATAAAAGTGGCGCAGAGTATGGGCGCGGATTGGTGGATGATACACCAACTGTTGACCCGGAATCCCTGCGGCCTACGGCACACTGGATAAAAGAAGATAGTTTCTACAAGGATTCTACTGTCTGGCGCTGCTCTGCGTGCAAAGGAAAATTCGTTTTGCGTAATGGAACAAATGAGAACTACCAATATTGCCCTGCCTGCAGCGCAATAATACTCAAAGATGGTCAAGGACGGTGAATTACAATGACTAATGTCCATGAGGATTTGGTTGCGTTCAACTCTCGCAACAATCCTTTTTATAACGACAAGGGCTATGCTGACCCTACCGCATATCAGGGCATTGAGGCGGCAGCAACCAGTGAATACCGGGCACGGTTCGATGCTATCGCCGCGCTTATCCACACGGTCAAGTACATTTGCGGGCTGGCGGGGTTTGAGGTCGTAGGCCGAATCACCCTGCGGCACAAGCAGAGCGGTGACATCTACAAGTGAGGAGGAAATCAGAGATATGGCTACACCGAATGAAAAAGAGGATGCCGAGGTTTATCCCGTAGTCATCCTCGACCCGAACGGCAACGATTACACAAAGGGCATCGCGGCATGGCTGACGGCCATTGCAAAGCAGAATCCTAAAAATCTGGTGTGCATCGCCCGTGGCATCGACCCCGAAAAGCCGGAGCAGTCCGTGTACACGCTCATGCGGTGGGAAACCAAGGGCATTGAGCTTTCCGAAATTGCCGGATACCTGACATCCGTTGCATCTGAACTGTTCAGCCGTGAACAGCCTAACAGCGAAACCCCATTATAACGATAAAGCGAGGAAAATGGTCATGCAATTCGATAGACAAATTACCATCACCACCGGCGCATCCCGAAACGATCTCAACTGGAAACCTCAGCTGATGACCGTGGCAGAGCTGTATGACCGCCTGCGGAATCCCGTCCGTTCAACGGAAACGCTCGACGCATATATGCACCTGCCGAAACCTCAGCAGGACGCATTAAAGGATGTCGGCGGGTTCGTGGGCGGCTCCCTCAACGGCGGACGGCGCAAGGCCAATGCAGTGACCGGGCGTGACCTTGTGACGCTTGACTTCGATAATATCCCCGGCTGGGGCACCGATGAAATCGTGAGCCGCGTGGATGCCATCGGATGCAGCTATGCGATCTACTCCACACGCAAGCACTGCCCCAATAAGCCCCGCCTGCGCGTTGTAATCCCCCTTGACCGTACTGCTACCCCCGATGAGTACGAACCACTGGCACGGCGGCTGGCGTGGCTGATCGGCATTGATAAGGCCGACCCTACCACATTTCAGGCAAGCCGCCTCATGTACTGGCCGAGTGCCTGCGTGGATTCGGATTACGTGTTTCGTTGCAAGGATGCGCCGCTGGCATCTGTGGCGTTCCTGCTGGGAACTTACACAGACTGGCGCAACATGGTCGAGTGGCCGCAGGTTCCCGGCGCTGCCCCGAACTACCAAAAGATGGCACTCAAGCAGGGCGACCCGCTGACAAAGCCCGGCATCGTGGGCGCGTTCTGCCGCGCCTATGACATCCGCACGGCGATGGACAAGTTTCTACCCGGCATCTATACCCCGTGCATTATGGGCAGCGAGGAGCGGTACACCTATACGGGCGGCAGCACGGCGGGCGGCGCTATCATCTACGATAACGGCAAATTCCTGTACAGCCATCACGCTACCGACCCCTGCTCTATGCAGCTTGTGAACGCCTTTGATCTTGTTCGCCTGCACCTGTACGGCGATAAGGACGACAGCGCCCCCGGCAACACCCCGGTCAGCAAGCTCCCGTCTTATAAGGCGATGTGCGAAATGGCGATGCAGGATAGCGCGGTGCAGGCCATCTACAACAAAGAGCAATTTGCCCAGTTGCAGGCCGATTTTGGCGCTATCGCCTCCATCCCCGGCAACGGGCCTCAGCAGACCCCCGGCGATAGTGACGGCGCCGAGCCTGTGCAGGGCGAGGTCATCGGTGATGACGGTCAGCAGACCGACCCCAACGCATGGCTGGGTTATATCCAGCGCGATGAAAACGGCAAAATCAAGCAGACCATCGACAATGTTCTGCTGATTCTCAACAATGACCCTCGCCTGTGCGGGCGGTTCATGCTGAATGAGTTCAGCGGGCGCGGCGAGGTGCTGTACCCCCTGCCGTGGGACAAAGACCCCGACAAATTCAAGCGGCGGGCATGGGCTGATTCTGACATCAGCGCAATGTACTGGTACATGGAAAAGGGATACAAGATCACCAAGCGCAACGCCATCGACGCGGGGCTGGACATCCATGCGGCTACACACGCATTTAATGAGGTGCAGGATTTCATCAAGGGTCTGGCGTGGGATGGAGTGCCCCGGCTGGACACCCTGTTCATTGACTACCTCGGTGCTGATGATTCCCCCTATACCCGCGCTGTCACCCGCAAGGCGTTTGTCGGTGCTGTGGCCCGTGCGATGGAGCCGGGATGCAAGTTCGATAATATGCTGATTCTGTGCGGGCCGCAGGGCCTCGGCAAGTCCACGCTGCTGGACAGAATGAGCAAAGGCTGGTACAACGACAGCATCCGCACATTTGAGGGCAAAGAGGCATCCGAGCTTTTGCAGGGCGTTTGGCTGGTCGAAGTGGCAGAGCTTGATGCTTTCCGCAAAACAGATGTATCCCGCATCAAGCAGTTTTTGAGCCTGCGCTATGACCGCTACCGCGCCGCCTATGGTCGTAATGTCAAGGAACTGCCCCGCTGCTGTGTCTTTTTCGGCACGCGAACTGATTCACCGTGCATGGGATCTGACCGATGACGAAATCAATCAGATTTGGGCCGAGGCAAAGATGCGCTGGATGATGGGAGAGCCGCTGTTCCTGACCGGCGATCTGGCGGACGCGGCCCGCGCACGGCAGGAAGATCACCGCGAGGCATCCGTCCGCGAGGGTCTTATCCGTGATTTTGTGGAGCGTGATGTTCCCACGAACTGGCTTGAGTGGCCGCTGGACAAGCGCCGCGATTACTGGGCTGGGGCTTGCAAGGGGCAGGACATCCCGACGATGCCCCGTGACCGCATCTGTGCCGCCGAGGTTTGGTGCGAACTTTTCAACGGCGCCCCGCGCGACATCAAGCAGGCGGACACCCGAGAAATCAACGCCGTGCTGGCAAGCACCCCCGGATGGGAGGCTAACCGGGGCATGAAGTTTGGGCCGTACAAGCAGCAGCGCGGTTATCGGAGATTCAACAGACAGGTGTAATGTGTATAAAAATCAACTGACACTTTGGGTAAAAAAGCTGACACTTCCTTATATGCCAAGTGTCAGAACCGTCAGAAGTGTCAGTCAAATATGAAAAAATTGTGAACAAGAGCACTGACACAACTGACACGCAAAATACAAGTGTCAGTTAAAGTGTCAGCCTAAATTTTAACGATGTATCGTTGCAATATATCTATAACTGACACTTCTGACACTTAGAATAAATAAAAATAAAAATAAGTAAAATAACGCGCGTGAGAGCGCATATACCCCCGTATTTACGGGTCTATACGCGCGTGCGCGTGTGTCAGTCAGGTGGACAAGCGCGGCGGCGATGCCGCGAAAAAGATGGGAGGTTATTAGGATGCCGGAATTGGAAAAGGTCATCGAGCGCAAGCTGCGTGATGGTGTGAAGAAATTGGGCGGCGGGGCGCAATGCCTGAAATTTGAAAGCCCCGGCACATCTGGGGTGCCCGACAGGATGATCCTGTTGCCGGGAGGTCGTGTCGTGTTCGTGGAGCTTAAACAGGTTGGCAAGCGGGAGCGAATGCGGCAGACGTATGTACAGAATCAGATGCGGCGACTGGGCTTTACCGTGTTCAGCACGGTATCGACCCCGGAACAGGTGCAGACGATTCTCAGCCATTGCGAGGAGGTCATGCGGCAAGATGGATTGTAAAGAGTTCCACCCCTACCCCTATCAGCAGTTTTGCATCCAGCACATCATCGATCACCCCGCTGCTGGGCTTTTCGTGGACATGGGCATGGGCAAAACCGTGATGACGCTGACCGCGTTTAATTATCTCAAGTATTATGCGTGGCAAATTCGGCGATGCCTCGTCATTGCGCCGAAGAAAGTTGCCGAGGCAACATGGCGCACCGAAATTTCAGGGTGGCAGCATCTGCGGCATCTGCGCTGCTCCGAGGTGCTGGGAACGGCTACACAACGCAAGGCCGCGATGGCAGTGGATGCCGACATCTATGTGACGAATCGGGACAATGTGCAGTGGCTCGTCAAAGAGTACGGCAAGGCGTGGCCGTTTGATATGGTCGTGCTGGATGAATCGTCATCGTTCAAAAACCATCAGGCCAAGCGGTTTAAGGCCTTGCGGGCGATGCGGCCCAAAATCAAGCGCATTGTGGAATTGACCGGCACCCCCTCGCCGCACGGCTTGATTGATTTGTGGGCGCAGGTCTACTTGCTGGACGGTGGGCAGCGGCTGGGTCGCACGATCTCTGTTTACCGCGATATGTACTTTGAGCCGGACAAGCGCAGCAGATCGCAGATATTTACTTACAAGGCCCGCCGGGGCGCAGCAGATGCCATCTATGCCGCTATCAGTGATATTTGCATCAGCCTGTCCAGCGATGACTATCTGACCCTCCCTGACCGCATCTATGATGAGATACCCGTCAAGCTGGACGCTCCTGCCGCCGCCGCGTACAAGCGATTGGAGCGGGATGCACTGTTGCAAGTGGATGAATCAACCGTCACAGCGGGCACGGCGGGAGTGCTGGCGGGCAAGCTGTTACAGCTCTGCAACGGCGCTGTGTACGATGAGGATGGCAAGGTCATCCCCGTCCATGACTGCAAGCTGGCCGCGCTGGTGGAGCTGATCGAAGGTCTGCACGGTCAACACGCCTTGCTGTTCTACTGGTTTCAGCACGACCTCGCCCGCATCCTCGCCGCCCTTGAGCCGCTGGGTCTGCGGGTGCGCGTATACAATGGCCCCGACGATGAACGCGCATGGAACGCGGGAGAGGTGGACGTTCTGCTGGCTCATCCCGTGTCCTGCTGCTACGGCCTCAACCTGCAACACGGCGGGCATCACATCATCTGGTTTGGGCTGACGTACTCGGCGGAGGTTTATCTGCAGGCGAACAAGCGGCTACACCGACAAGGGCAGACGCATCCCGTCGTCATCCATTCGCTGGTTGTGCAGGGCGGGCAGGATGAGGATGCCATCGCAACGGTCATGGGCCGTGTCACCGAACAAAACCATCTGCTGGAATCACTAAAAGCAAAAATCATCACGGCAAAGGAGGCCGTCTGACTATGACGATGAAAGAATTATCTCAACTCCATTGGCTGAATGTGGAGATTGACCGCGATAAACAGCGCCTTGCAGAGCTTGAGGCCCGCGCCACATCCCCCGGTGGGCCGAATATGTCCGGGATGCCCGGTGGCGGTGGTGCGGGGTCGAGCGTGGAGAGCGCGGCCCTTGAGATTGTCGAATTAAAGGCCAGTATCGAGGCAAAACTGATTCGATGCTCCACTGAGCGGGCGCGGCTCATTGGCTATATTGACGCTGTGCCCGATAGTCGTATGCGCGAAATCATGTATCTGCGCTTTGTGGATGGCCTGCCGTGGGCGCAGGTGGGCGCGAGTATGGGGTACACGGGCGATGGTGTGCGCAAGGCTTGTAAGCGCTATATCGACGCGGGCGCGGCCTAAAATCACGAAAACAGCGGACAAAAGCGGATTTTTTGAGAAACTGTCCGCTTTTGTCCGCCGTGTCGGTTGTATTCTAATCGCTGTTATTATAATATTACATTGCGGGTTTAGGGCGAGGGAGTTCTGGGCGCTCCCTCGCTCGTGCTTTCCCCGCTGTCACCTCCAAACGCCGCTGCGTGAATAAGCGCGGCGGCGTTCGTGTTTGCGCCGAGGTGGCAAAAGCCCTATACGCTGGGTGCGCCTCTCACGCCCGGCGCTGTGCAGGCCCTTGACCCCTGCACTAAATTTTACCCCGGTAGCCTACGGGGCCGGGGCATTTTACCGCATAGCTGTTCAATCAGCAATTAGAGCGAAAAGGGCGCTGTGTTTCCCCATAGCACGGCAAGGGTGCAAGGCCCTTATGCGGTTCCATTAGGCCATTGCCGCCGTCCGGCCATTGCGGCGGCACAAGTGATCTGCACCTCCCCAGTGATGGCAAATTGCGGTTTGCAATTCATTCACGCGGTTCCACCGCTGGCGGTTTCCGATCAGTGGCCTATTTATATTGCACAGTAGAGCACTGGTAGCTCGGCAGGTTCATACCCTGCAAGTATCTGGTTCGATTCCAGCCTGTGCAACCATGCGAGGCTTGAGGGCATTTCACCTCGCGGCGCGTCCACGGCAAAACGGGCTTTTTCTCCTTTCCCCGTATGACGCGCCTGATTTTGGTTATTATCGCGGTTCGCCGCGAGGGCCGACGCCGGTACTGCCGCCGTTGACCCGCCCCTATATTACGCGCCACAGTGTCACAACTGCGGCGCATTTTTATTGCTTTCCCGGAGGTCTATGGTGTACCGCACAGAGCGCAATTACGAAAATCTCAATAAGGGCATTTTCCCCGGCGCTGGGCGGTTCGACATCCCCATCCTGCGGCCCGAATTGACTACGGCTGAAAACTGGATAAGTTTCAACTACGCCAAAGGGTGCGAGGAGCCGTCAGAGCATGGCGTTCACTTTTTCGTTGACGATTACCAGTTCAACCGCATCTGGGCGCATCCCGACAACTACCTCGGTATGATGGCGCGGTTCGACACCGTATGCACCCCCGATTTCAGCACATATACAGATTTCCCCCGCATCATCCAGATTTACAACCATTACCGCAAGCACTGGCTGGGTGCCTATTGGCAGGCCCACGGCATCAAGGTCATTCCGACCATCTCATGGAGTACGCCGGATAGCTTTGCATGGTGCTTTGACGGTGAACCGATAGGCGGCGCGGTGGCCGTGTCGAGTGTCGGCACACAGGCAAGCCCCGAATCGGCAGACCTGTTCATGGCCGGGTACAATGAGATGCTACGGCGCTTACAGCCCGCGCAGATCATCTTCTACGGCAAGGTGCCCGCCGGGTGTGAGGGAAACATTTTTCACGTTACAGCGTTTCAGGAAAAGCTCAAGGCGCGAATCCGCGCCAAAAAAGAATCGACAGAATCGGATTGAGGTGTTACAATGGGCGGTAGAGGCAGTACAAGCAGCATGAGCGCATCGGGCGGCGCCCCGGCTGGTCGCGGTATTGGCGGCGGTGGGCTGGGCAGTTTCAACCTTGCCCCGCAACAGCAGAATCAGCCCGCCGCTCCCGTGGTAGCCCCGCAGGCGGCGGCACAACAGCCCGATAATCAGCAGCAGCCCAATGTTGTGCCCACGGCACAGCAGGCGCAGAACCTCAACAATCAGGTGTTCAGCGCCACGGATAACTCGCCGTATCACAACCTGTATAACGGCCAGCAGTATTACGCCAAGCAGAATTTGAGCATCGATCAGCGTCTTGCTGTGATGAATTATTTGTCCGATGCCAAAGAGAGCGGCACGATGTACTCCATGTCGCAGAATATGAACCATGCGATGGCGACGGGTCAGAAACTTACTGCGAATCAGCAGTTTGTGCATGACAACCTCATGGGTGCTATGCACAATATCGGCTATAACGTCAACCTGACCCGGTACGACCATTCGGACGTGCTGGACAGTATGCTTGCGGCCCGTGGCGTTCACGGCACAGCAAGCGGCATGACTGCTGCGCAGTTGAAAACCGCGCTCGTGGGCCACACCTACGGCGAGAATCGTTTCCTGTCCACCTCGTACAATGACTTCAAAAACGCATCCAATGCGGACACGTTCACGACCCGCGAGGTGCGTTTCGAGTACAAAGTCAAGGCCAACGTACAGGCAATGATGCCCGGTAATGGCCCCGGTGGCCGTCTGGGCGAAGTCGTCCTTGCCCCCACAAGCCCGCAGAAAAACATGCGGATTGTCGATGTCAGGGATGACAAGAGCCGCCGCACACGTTCTAAGGGTATGTCGCCCGGAATCTATAACAACAACCGTCAAATCGTCGTTGTCGTCGAGGTCGGTTAAGGAGGTACGCATTATGGCAACCAAGAAAAGCACTGCATCGAAGAAAAGGCTGACCCCCGGCGATACTGGCATTGACCGCTGGACTTCCAACGGCTACGGCATCGTCAATGGCCCTGTGAGCGCCGCCGATAAAAAGCGCATCGCCAAGCTCAATGCCGAGATGGATGCCGCTAAAAAGAAAAAGTCTGCCCCTAAAAAGGGCAAGAAGTAAGGAGGCCCGTCATGGGAGGTAGAGGCAGTTCGTCCTCGATGGGCGGCGGCATGGGCGCTGGCGGCGGCGCAGGTATTGCGGCTACACAGCAGCAGCCTCAGAATGCTCCGCCGTTTGCGGTGCCGCAGGGCATTAAGATCAATGCCGGTAACATCATCACCCCGGCAGCGGTACAGCAGCAACAGCCGCCGCAACCTCAGCAGCCGCCTATCGCACAGGCTCCCACGCCGACAAATACGCCGGTTCAGCCCGATGCGCTGTCCGCGCTGACGAAGATGAGCGATGACCAGCTCACGGGTCTGTTACGGCAGGCTAAGGCGGCGCAGATTCCTAACCATCTGAACGATGCACCCGACATCACGCAGAAATTCGCTTTTGTGGCCGGTGTCAACGAAAAGCCTACGGTTCTTGATGATGCGTCGTTCGACCAGTACCTCAAGGACAACCACATTCCCCGCCGCGATATTCTGGCGCGTTCTGTCAACCCGATCACCTTTAAGGCTGGGTCGGTTACATTCACCTATACGGCCAAAGACGTGACGGGCGCGGGTACTTATTTCGATAAGACGGGCGGGCGCAGCACCGGCTACGGCAATGGCACAACCTCTGCTACGGCTATCGCGGTGCTGAATCCCCAGACCGCGCATCCCATTTCGCTGAATACGTTGCGGAGCCGCATCCCGGCCTTCCAGCGCAGCCATCCCAAGTTTGCGCAGGCACTGGGCCGCGCGGATAGTGATAATTATAGCATCTACGCTATGGCGATGGGCTATAACGTCATCACGTCCGATGTCAACGGCTACCACAACATCATTGACCGCAAGGCGCTGGTTTACCGCGCAAGCGACAACTAAACAGGAGGAGGCACGCAATGGCATACAAGGAACCCGTATTCACCAAAGAGGCTATGGCCGCTTTGCAGGCCAGTTGGAACGACAACATCAGCGGCAGGAAGCCCACTGCCAAGGCCAAAAAGAAAACCACCGCCCCGAAAAAGGCAGCGGCCAAAAAGCCCGCCGCCAAAAAGGGCAAGTAACTAAATATCCCCCTTTAGCACTCGACGCTGAAATGCGCCGGGTGCTTTTTTATTTTTACCGATAGGAGGTGGCAGCAGATGCCCGAAAATACCGAGGCTATGCCGGAGATCAGTGCAAGCCCCGCGCCGCAAGACGCGAAGCCCGCCGACACCGGCGAGAAAAAGCAGAAAAAGCCTCGCAATACGTCCGGGATGAAACCGCCACTGAATCAGCTCCCCCCGGAGGAGGCGTTCGCCATCCGCTCTAAAGGCGGCAAGGCAGCGGCTAAAAAGCGCCGGGAGGAGAAGCTGGTAAAGGATGCCCTGCTTAACCTGTTGACAAAACCTCAGCACAAGAAAAAGGGCGGCAAGGCCCACTACAAGGCCAGCGCCGAGCTGACAAGCTATGATGATGTGTTCTCTGAGAATACGACCCTCATGGTGCAGATGCTCATTCCCCTTATCCAATCTGCCATCAATGGCAACATTGAATCCCTGTTCGCCATTCTGCGCGTTCTGGGGCAGGAACCGGGCACCCCCGGCCAGTTTGGCGTTGACGAGTTCACCCCGCCTGAGCTGCCCACAGAGGGCGCAGGCGGCCCCGGCAAGACTGAACCCGCCAGCGACCCTAATGCGGTGCGCATCCACCTGATACGCGGCGAGAAGCCCGCCCCCGTGGCTGAGGGCGATGTCCCGGCAGTGGAGCAAGCTGACGCCGATCAGGCAGGCACGGCTACACCCGTCATGACCCCTGCCGATGGGGAGGCGGTGCCCGATGCCTGATGTTTACATCGAAGATGTTATCGCGCCCAACTATGACGAACTGCTGGATGATGTTCTCGATCATCGGCACTCGCAATATCTCCTCAAGGGCGGGCGCGGTTCGTTGAAATCGTCCTTTATCGGCTTTGCCATCCCGCTGATTATGGTTCAGCCGGGAAACGAGGCTTGCAATGCGGTCATATTCCGTAAGACCGCCAACACCCTGCGCGATTCCGTTTACAGCCAGATGGTCTTTGCCCTTGACAAACTGGGCCTTGACAGCGAATTTATCTGTCATGTTTCCCCCATGAGCATTACCCGGAAAAGCACCGGGCAGACGATTCTCTTTCGCGGTCTTGATGACCCGATGAAGCTGAAATCGTTGACCCGATGAAGCTGAAATCGTTGAAATTCCCCAAAGGGTACTGCGCCATCACATGGTTTGAAGAAGCGGACACGTTCGATGGGATGAAAGAAATCCGAAACGTGCTGCAGTCAACCAACCGTGGCGGCTCTAAATTTTGGAATTTCATGTCGTTCAACCCGCCCATCACCCTGAACAACTTTATGAATCAGGAGGCGCTTGTCCAGCGTCCTGATCGGCTGGTTCATTCCAGCACCTATCTGACCGTGCCGCCCGAATGGCTCGGTCAGATGTTCTTTGATGACGCGGAACTGCTGCGGCAGACCAACCCCCGCGCCTATGAGCATGAGTATTTGGGCATCCCCACGGGCACGGGCGGCGAGGTGTTCAGCAACCTTGAGCTACGCGAAATCACTGATGCCGAGATTGCATCGTTCGATTACATCTATGAGGGCATCGACTGGGGCTGGTACCCTGACCCCAACCATTGGAGCAAGATGTGCTACCGCCCCTCGCAGATGACGCTCTATATTTTCGATGAACTGCGCTGCAATAAAACCCCGAATGAGGTTTTCTGGCAGCGCTTGCAGAAAGAAAAGAACGTAACATCGCAAGACCTCATTATTGCAGATAGTGCGGAACCGAAATCCATTGCGGACTTGAAAGCCTACGGCGCATCCATCCGCCCCACTGAAAAGGGGCCGGATTCTGTGCGGTACAGCATGAAATGGCTGCAATCGCTGGTAAAAATCGTCGTTGACCCCAACCGATGCCCGGAAACGGCGCGAGAGTTTGCCGAATACGAATACGAGCGCACCAAAGACGACGAATTGACCGGGCAATACCCCGATAAGGATAACCACAGCATTGACAGTGTGCGGTACGCGCTCAATCCAATCTGGAAACGGCGCGGCCTGTGAGGTACAGCCCATGTCTATTTTTTCAAGTATCTATACCATGATAAGGCAGGTGTTAGGCAGAGTGATTCCGTATCAGAATATTCAGCAGGTGGAGAACATCGACACCCCGCTGTCGCAGGAGATGCAGATTGCCCTCGAAGCATGGCACCGGGCCTATCTGGACAAGCCCAATTACAAGGGCAAGCAGGTCAAAACCCTCAACATTCCGGCGTTCATCGCGTCCGAGATTTCCCGGCAGGTCACGCTTGAATTTAAGTGGAGCATCACGGCGGGCAAGGATGATAGCACTGGCGAGGACATCACCAACCCGCGCTCGGAGTTTCTGAGCAAGGAGTTTGAGAAGCTGGCTACACAGCTACGGAGCAAGACCGAGATCGGATGCGCGGCGGGCGGTATGACGATAAAGCCGTATGTCCGTGATGGGCATATCTATTTCGACTATACCCCCGATTGGGATTTGTACCCCATTGCTTTCGGCGATGACAGCGACCTGTCCGATGTCGTTTTCCGTGATATGTTCTCGGAGGGCAAGATCTACTATTCCCGCCTTGAGCGGCACACCGTCGAGGGCGATAGAATCAAAATCACTCAGCGGGCCTTTAAGTCCAGTTCCCGCGATGCTCTTGGCAAGGAAATCCCCCTGACGGAAGTACCGCAGTGGAAAGACCTCAAGCCCGTGGTCTACGTCAACAACGTGGATGGGCAGCTTTTTGGCTGGTTCCGCGTGGCATCGGCGAACACCGTTGACCCGCTTTCCCCTATGGGCGTGGCTGTGTTCGCTAAGAGCATGGACACCATCAAGGAGGCTGATACACAGTACAGCCGCCTGTTGTGGGAGTTTGAGGGCGGCGAAATGGCTATTGACGTTGACCCGATGGCCTTGCGACCCATTGACGGTGTTATGCGTAACGGCGCAAAGGCTATGGAAACTCCCAAGTTGAACGAGCGCCTGTTCCGCGCGGTCGATCTGGGCACTGATGAAACGTATCATGTTTTCGCCCCGACCCTGCGCGATAACTCCCTTGTGGCCGGTCTGAACCAAATCTTGATGAAGATTGAAGATCAGTCCGGCCTCGCCCGTGGCACCCTCTCCGATGGGCCACTGAGTTGACCATCCTGCGCAATCGTACCTATACCACCATTGCCGACAACCAGCAGGCTCTTGAGCGTGCGCTGCGCGAGGTCGTGCGGGCGATGGATAAGTACGCCGACCTGTACAATCTCGCCCCGGCTGGCGAATATGAGGTGTCGTTCGATTGGGATGATTCCGTTATCGCTGACACCGAAACCCAGTTGCAGCAGCGGCTCCTCATGCTCAATAACGGCATGATGAGCAAAATTGAGATGCGTATGTGGTTTTTTGGCGAAACCCGCGCACAGGCCGAAAAAGCCTTGCAGGAAGTCCAGCAGGAAAAAGTCAGCGAAATGCAGGCCGCTATGGCTATCCAGCAGCCCAACCCCAACCAGAGCGATGTCACCGTTCCCACGGACGAGGGCGACAACGACAATGCCGATCAGGGCGGGGGCAACCCGGCTACACCGTTCGGGAGTGGCCCCGGCGAGGAGTGATGACCCGTGCTGACCCAAAAAGAGCTTGATGCCGCCGTTCGCAAAATGATTGCGAATCTGGATGAAGTCAATCTGTATTTCATCCAAAAAATAGCGGCGCAGATAAAGAAAATAGGCGAGATGAACCCCACCAGTATACACCACTATGCGATCATGCTGGAAATGGGTGCAGACATCGCCGATATTTCCGGCAAGCTCCAAGCCGCAACCCGGCTGACACAGCAGCAGATGGCCGTTGTGTACAACACCGCCTTGCAGGACAACTTCACTGACCCGCGCTTTAAGGCCGTGCTGGCGGCGCATCCGCTGCCCCGTGAGGAGAATCAGAGGCTCATACAGTATACGCGCAACATCGCCGCGCAGACCTCTGGGGCGCTGCAAAACCTGTCCAACACTACGGCCATATCCGTGCCCTATCAACAGGCCATAGATAAGGCCATTTTGAGCGTGTCCACCGGCATGACCGACTACAAATCAGCTATGCGGCAGACCATCAAAGACATAGGCTGGGCAGGGATGCAGGTTCAATACGCAAGCGGCTATCACCGCCGCCTTGATACCGCCGCCCGTCAGAACATCATTGACGGGGCTTGCCAAATCGCCCAGCACAGCGCCGACGAAATCGGCAAGGCGCTGGGCTATGATGCCGTGGAGCTGTCCGCGCATCTCAACAGCGCCCCCGACCATGAGCCGGTGCAGGGTCACGTTTTCCTGCTGGCCGAATACGCCAAAATGCAGGCGGGCATGGCCTGCGTGGACGTGGACGGTCATCACTTTGCAGGATTCAAGCGCCCTATCGGCGAGTGGAACTGCGGGCACTTTGCCGCACCGTTCAGCACCGAATATTCGGTGCGCAAATACTCCGACCATCAACTGGCGGCATGGATAACGTCAAACCATGCAGGCGTGACTATCGGCAACAAAGAGGGCCTGACCCTCTATCAGTGTTCGCAGATGATGCGAAAAATTGAAACCGATACCCGCCGCTGGAAAGACGTTGCCATTGCCGCGCGGGCCGCTGGCGACGATGACCTGCGCCGTGAGGCACAGCAGCACATCAACACCCTAAGCGCCCGATATAATCTCATTGCCAAGCAATCCGGGCTGTCACAGCGCCGTGACCGCATGGCAGTGGATGGCTTTAGTGCCATAAAGGTAAGCGCCTGAAACGGCGCTTTTTCTGTGTTATCACGCCGTTTTGGCTGATAAATAAATACCCGGCATTGCAGGGAAATAAATGCGATGGCGCGACATGCGCGGAGTGGCCGCGCGATTATAAGCTAAATCAATCGCGGCGAAAGGACAATCTTATGGAATTGCTCAAAAATCTGTTTTCTGAGGGCGAGGCGCTGACCTACGACCAGTTGACCGAAAAAATCAGCGCGGCGGGCCTGAAACTCGCCAACATCGCGGACGGTTCCTACGTCAGCCGCGATAAGATGGATTCCAAGGTCAAGGGCTTGCAGGGCCAGATTTCCGACTTGCAGGGGCAGGTCAAGCAGCGTGACACCGACATGGCCGAATTGCAGACCAAGTTGACCGCCGCACAGACCGACGCTGACAAGCTGGCATCCGTTCAGTCCGACCTCGCGGCACTGCGTCAGCAGCGCGAGGATGATGGCAAGGCGTGGCAGCAGAAAATCGCTGCACAGGCGTATGAATTTGCCATCCGCGAAAAGGCGGGCGAGGTCAAGTTCAGCTCCAATGCCGCGAAAAAGCAGTTTATCGCGGATGCCATCGCCAAGCAGTTTAAGCAGGACGAGAACGGCAAGATGCAGGGCTACGACGAGTTTCTGACCCAGTACAAAACCGACGACCCCGGCAGTTTTGTCGTTGATGAACCGGCCCCGGCTAAGAAAAGCCCGTCTATCACGGTTCCCGCAAAGCCCGATGGAAACCCGCACAAAATGAGCTTGTCCGAGCAGATGGCGGCAGCAAATGCCGATCCTAACTTCGTGCCCGATTTCAACTGATCGAGCTACACCCGACGAACCCCTAAAAAATCAACAGGAGGCATAACCACATGGCAGTCTTTGATTCCAAAAACTTCAATGGTAACGTGTTCAAGCAGTATGTTGACCGCGTTCCCAACCTGAACCGCAACGAGCTGATTAAGTCCCGCGCCATCAAAAAGCGTCAGGACATCGCGCAGTCCATGAGCGATCAGGTCGGTGGCAACTACGTCACCATCCCCCTGCGTGGCATCATCAGCGGCACCGCCCCTCAGAACTACGACGGTTCCACCAACATCACCGCCACCAACACCAAGACTTTCTCCCACTCCCGCGTTGTCGTGGGCCGCGCACAGGCATGGACTGAGCGCGACTTTTCCTACGACATCACCGGCGGCGAGGATTTTCTCGCCGATGTCGCCGCTCAGATTGGCGAATACTGGGATGAAGTCGATCAGGCCACCATCATCAAGATTCTGACCGGCGTTTTCGCCATGAAAGACGCTGAGGGCGTGAAGTTCGTCCGTGAACACACCTACGATGTCACCGGCAAGACCAATTCCGAGGGCGCTCTGGGCCTGATGGACGGCACCTCTCTGAACACCGCCATGCAGCGTGCTTGCGGCGACAACAAGGGTGCGTTCAGCCTCGCCATTATGCACTCTGCCGTTGCTACCGGCCTCGAAAACCTCAAGCTGCTGGCGTACATGAAGTACACCGACAAGGACGGCATCGAGCGCGAGCTGCAGATCGGCACCCTGAATGGCCGCACCGTTCTGGTTGATGACTCCATGCCTGCCGTGGAAACCGTCACCACCCCGGAGGTGCAGGGCGTTTACACCATCACTGTCAGCACCGCTGGCACCGATGGCAACACCATCACCGTGGACGGTCAGACCTATACCTTTGCCGCATCCACCTCCACCGCCAACAAGACCCTCAAGACCGGCGATACCGCTACCGAGGCTCAGGCGCTGAAAACTGTGCTGTCTGCTCAGTACGAGGGCAAGTTCATCGTCACCGTTTCTGGTGCTGTCGTTACCCTCAAGCAGATTTTCGGCGGCGAGGGCAAGCTGCCTGTCGTGACCGTTTCCGGCGCTGTCAAGGCCGCTGCCGCCCAGACCACCGCAGGCGTGGCTAAGGTGTCTCAGACCCGTTACACTACCTACGTTCTGGGCGACGGTGCTATCGAGTACACCGACTGCGGCGCTAAGGTGCCTTACGAGATGGATCGTGATCCTCACACCAACGGCGGCGAGGACACCCTTTATGGCCGTCAGCGCAAGTGCTTTGCCCCCTACGGCATCAACTTCACCAAGGCCAAGATGAAGAGCCTGTCTCCCACCGACGACGAGCTGGAGGACGGCGAAAACTGGGAACTGGTGAACTCCAACGAGGCCGAGGGCAAGCAGTACATCGCCCGCAAGGCTATCCCCATCGCCCGCATCCTGTCTCTGACCTGATTTCGGGCCGCTGAGGAGGTTTACACATGGCACACGATATGTACCTCACCTTTGACGAATACAAGGGTTTAGGCGGCACCGTTGATGCCGCTGCGTGGCCTCCGCTGGAATGTGCTTGCAGAAAACGCATTGACCGCCTGACGGATTCCCGCGTCCAGAACATGGCCGAGATTCCTAGGGCGGTCAAGCTCTGCGTTTTCGCGCTGGCGCAGATGGAGAGCGTTGTCGGTGCCGTGGCTCAGGTCACGTCGCCCACGGTCACATCGTTCAACACAGATGGCTACACCGAAAACCATGGGAACGTGCCGAACGCCGAGGAGGCAGCCAAACAGATGAACGCCATTGCGGCGGATATGCTGTACGGCGAGCTGGACGATTACGGCGTTCCCCTGCTGTATAGAGGAGTGAGGTAAAATGCAGCTTTGCAATGACACCATCACCCTTTATAACCGGCGATTTAACTCGGAGGATGATTGCGACGTTTACGAGCGCACCATTATCCGGGGCGTTCACTGGTTCAATTCCGATGCGACCACCGTTGACAGCACCGGGCTGAAAGCGGCAAACAAGGTCACAATCCGCATCCCCACGGATGCGGATTTCGGCGGCAAAGCGTATCTGCCCCCTAAGCAGTACGCCGCCACTGATGACCCCGCCGCCGCTTTTACGCTGGCCGCTGGCGATCTTGTGGTTTTGGGCATCGGCGCTGAGGGCCTGCGCCCCGCCGCCATTCACGACACCTACTCCGAGGCCGCAACCATCTTGCAGGTCACAGACAACCGCCGCGCCCCGCAGGCGCAGCATTGGAAAGTTGTAGGTGCGTGATGTCGCTGACGATCAAAGTCGATTTCGATTGGGGCGGCGCGGCGGCACTGCTGGCATCCCGAAACCTTGAAAAAGGCGGGCTGGTGCAGCAGGCCATCGACAACGCCTTTATCCGTTGGTGCGAGGATTACACCCCCGCTGACACCTTTATGCTGGCGAAAAGCCCCTATGCCGCATCGAACATCGGCTCTGGCCTAATTGTTTATCCCGGCCCCTATGCGCACTATATGTACATGGGTGAGGTCTACGGGCCTAACATCCCGGTCTTTGACGATGACAGCGGCATCCCGACGCGCTATTTCTCCCGCCCCGGCGAGAAGAAAAAGCCCACGGGCAGGGCTATCCAGTATAAAACCGACAAAAATGCACTGGCCGGGCCGTTCTGGGTAGAGCGGATGAAAGCCGACCATGCACAGGACATCTTGCAGGAGGCAAAAAATGTCGCAGGTATCAAATAGCATTGACGGTCTGCGGCAGTGGTTCCGCCAATGTCCGTTATTGTCGAAAAATAACCGTTTTGGTGCTGACTATCTGAGCGAGAATCCCACCGAGTACGCTATCTACGCATCGCCGTCCACACTGAGATACCGTGAGAACGTGCTGGGCGAGAGCATTTTGGAGGACAGGCAGACACAAAACTACATTTTCGCCACGCGCAAGAATTACGGTTCCGATGTCAAGCAGAACTCCGATAACCTCGCCTTTTTCACGGGTCTTATCGCATGGATGATTGAGCAGAACAATGCCCGAAACTTCCCCCGCATAGAGGAGGGTCGGGTTACTGCCATCGTGCCGACGCTGACCGCCTACCCGGCGCAGGTCGGCTCTGATAGCGCAAAGTACCAAATTCAAATCCAAATCACATATAGGAGGAACTAAGACATGGCAAAACTTGACCGCAATCGCGGGATGCTGTTTGTTTCTTGGACGGGTCAGCCCATTGCCGAGGCCGCTGAGGCCAGCGCAGGCAGCGTTACCGCCGCAAAGTTTGGCAAGGCCGTGGGCGGTGTCAGCGGTGAGTACACTTTTGTGTACGCCACTAAGGGCACCGCATGGAAGCTGAACGGTACTACCGTTGACCTTGAAACCTACGGTCTGACCGCTCCGTCCAGCCCCACGGACGGGCAGAAAATGGTTATCACCTATACCGCCGCATCTTCCGGCTGGGAGGCTGTCGGTAAGGACAACGATGATCTGTCCAAAGAGCTGAACCCGGACACCGAAACCACCAAAAACGTGCTGGGTGAAACCACGTTCAAGCACTCCGGCTATGAGCCGGAGGTTGACGTTGACCCCTACTACATGGACCCCTCCCGCCCGATGTACGCGCATCTGCTGGACGTTGCCATGCAGGAAAAATACGGCGAAGCTGACCTGCTGGGCTATTTTGCTGAGGCGTTTTTCACCTCTGCCGATACTGAGAAGCAGACCATGAGTGGCTACTGCTATGTGCGCCGCGCATGGATTGTGCCGCAGTCTGTTGGCGGCGACACGGCGGGCTATGCCATCCCGTACAACATCAACCCCATCGGCGCGATGGAGAAGAAGAACATCGTCTACGACATGACTACCAATCAGGCAACGATCACCGACATCGCCTGATGTGAGAGGAGGGCATCGAACCTACACAGCATTGCGAGGATTCGCGGCGAGTGGGTCGATGCCCTCTTTTTTATTTTTTGAATCGAGGTAAAAAAGCATGAACGCACACAAAAACTTGAGCGCCGTCATTGATGACGGTACTAAGGAAATCGCCATCTATAATCGCTACGACCAGCCCATTTGCAAGGTGCATATCCGCCCCAGTGACCTGTCCATCCTTGACCGTTTCAAGGAGATGGAGGACAGCTTCGATGATGTTTTCGAGCCGCTGCGCGGTATCGACATCAACGCGGACGGCAGCGGCGATTCGGATGCCGCATGGACGGCTATCAAGGCCGCTGAAAAAATTCTGCTGGACAAGCTGAACACTGTCTTTGATTCTGACGAGGTTAGTCAGATTTTCGCCAAGCGCAACGCTTTTTCCAGCGTGGGCGGCGAGTTTTTCTGCACCAAAGTCATCAATGCGCTGGGCGGCTTGATTGCCGATGCCATCAATGAGGAAACGGCTGCCTCTGAGAAACGCATGAGCAAGTATCTGAAAGATAAGCCGAAAGTGGAGGTAGTGCGCAATGATCGGGGCACTGCCGACAACTCTTGAGGTCAACGGGAAAGCATACCGTATTGACGCGGATTTTCGCAATGTGCTGGAAATCTTTGTTGCATTTAATGACCCGGATTTAGCGGATAAGGAAAAGGCGTATATCTGCCTGCAACGGCTGTATACCGACTTTGAATCCATGCTCACCGAGGATGTGCAAGCCGCCTATGAACAGGCGGCTAAATTTTTGAGCTGTAACACGCAGGACACCGGCAAGCGTGAAAACCGCGCTCAGCTTGTGAATTGGGCCAAAGATGAACAGCTCATTTTCCCCGCCATCAATAAGGCGGCGGGCATGGAGATTCGGGCCTTGCCCTTTGTCCACTGGTGGACGTTCATGGGGTGGTTCCAATCCATTGACCGGGATGCCGTGTGGGGCACAGTGCTGACTATCCGGCAGAAAAAGTCGAGGGGTAAAAAGCTGGAATCCTACGAGAAAGAGTTTGAAAAGGAAAACCGCGAACTTTGCTCCGTGACAATCCACTCTAAAGCCCCGACACCTGAAAATGCCCTTGCGGCGATGTTTGCAGAACTGACGAAAGGAGGCGATTAACTCATGGCAAATACCGATGGTTCGTTGAAATTTGACACCGAACTGGATAACAGCGGTTTTGAAAAAGGCTCTGCCAAATTGGAACAGGCAGTAAACAACCTAAAAAGTTCCATCAACAGCACCGGCGCTGACATGATGAAGTCGTTCTCCGGTGTTGTCCCGATCTTGCAGGACATCGCTACCAACACCGCACAGATTTACGGTGCAATGGCAGACAACGGCAACCGGGCCGCACAGGCCAATCAGACCGTGGCTGCATCTGCCGCCGCCGCTGGACAGGCTGTCCAGCAGCAGGCACAATCGGTGCAGCAACAGGGGCAGGCTGTCCAGCAAGCCGCGCAGGCGGCACAGAGCGCGTCTGCAGCGATGTCCAACGGCGGGGCGGCAAAGACCCTTGACGCACAGTTGACGGCCACTGAGCGCTCCGCTGGGCGGCTGGACACGCAGATGCGTGGTCTTGCTGATTCTCTCGCCCGTGGGCTAAACACTGATTCTCAGTTTGCCAATTTTGACATCAAAATGGGCAAGGCTGAGGAGGCTGCGCAGAACCTCAAGCAGCAGTTGATCGACCTCGGCAAGCAGAAATTCAACACTGCCGAATACGACCAACTGACGGCATCCATCCAAAAGACGGAAAACTCCCTGTTTGGGCTGTATAACCGCCGCGATGTGATGGAACAGCTCGGCGTAAAGGAAAACTCCAAAGAATGGCAGCGCCTTGCCATCCAGATTGAGAACACCGAAGCCATCCTTGAGCGCTACGAAACCCAAAAGGCCAAGATGGAGGCTGACGGCTCGGCTTTTGTGTCCGGCACGGATTCTGCCGAGTGGCTGAGACAGGCGCAGGCCATCCGGGATACCATCGCGCAGTTGCAGGCATATAAAGCCGAGGCGGCGCAGATGTCCTTTGATTCTCAGCTTAATGCCACCGATGCCGCCGCGCAAAAACTGGACAAGCAGATCAACGCCTTGTCGCAGAGCCTGCAAAACGGTCTTAAAACCCCGGCGCAAATGAACAGCTTTGCATCCAAGTTCGACGCGGCACAGAGCGCCGCTGCCAATCTGCAAGCGCGGCTGGCCTCGCTGGCCGAGGGCTTGCAGGATGTCGAGAACATGGACGGGGATGCTACACAGTCTATCGCGGGATTCAATGCTCAGGCTGAGGCGGTGCAGAACCTCCTTGACCGTTTGGAGGAGTGCCGCAGTGCGGCGGCTGACCTCGGCATTGTCATTGACCCGGCCAGCACCGCCGCTGAGGCCGTGCAGAACCTCGGCACGGAAACACAAAACGCCGGGGCGGGTGCAGCCTTTGCGTCCCGCTTTTTTGGCGCTTTTGCCGGGGAACTGCGCAACGCTGCATCGGCGGCAGGCAACGCGGCAAAGAGCATCGCAAAAATGGCATGGCAGTCTGTGGCATCCGGCGTAAAAAATGCCGCGAAAAATCTGGGTCTGTTCAACTCTCAGGCCAAGTCTACCGGCAATTCGGTAAGTGGGCTGATAAAGCAGCTCACAAGCCTTAAAACCGTGCTGATCTCGCGCATCAAGCGAATGTTCATCTCGCAGATTTTCAGCGGAGTCGGCGATGCCATCAATGCGCTGGCGAAATTCAATACCGCCTTTGATAAGTCGATGTCGAATATCAAAAACAGCGCAACGGGGCTGTCCGCGAATATCTCGGTAGGGCTGGGCAACCTCATATCGTTGGTAGAGCCGGTGCTTACCCGCATAATCAGCGCAATTAGCACCGCCATCACCTACCTTAACGCACTTTTTGCCCTACTGGGCGGCAAGTCCACCATCACCGTTGCCAAAAAGCAGACCGGTTCCTACGCTGCATCGCTTGATAAGGCATCTAAGAGCGCCAAAGACCTGAATGAACAGGTCTACGGGTTCGACGAACTGAACAAGCGGCAGAAAAAGACCGATAGCTCTGGCGGCGGTGGTAGCGGAACGGGCGATCTGTTCGAGACTAAAAACATCGATGACATCCTGCCGAAAGCGGTCAAAGACTACCTTGACCGCCTGAAAGCGGCCATTGAGGCGGGCGATTGGTACGGCGTGGGTAAAATCATCGCCGAGGGTCTAAACACCGCCTTTAGGGCCGTGGATGACTGGATTAACGGTACACTGCGCCCGCAGGGTGTCAAATGGGCGAAAAACATCGCTCAGATCTTCAACGGCATAGTCGATAACCTCGACTGGACGCTGGTAGGCAAAACCGTGGCCGATGGGCTGAACGCCATCGCCGACATCGTGAACACGTTCCTGACCGAGTTTAATTTCTATAATCTGGGCCGGGGCGTGGGCACGGCCATCAACGGCCTGTTCGATTATGTCGAATGGGATTTGCTGGGCCAGACCTTTGCAAACGGCTGGAACGCGCTTATCAACTTCGTTTGGGGGCTTGTTACCACACCGGGCATCTGGGTAAAGATGGGCACGAGCATTGCGACGTTCATCAACAACGCCTTTTCGACGCTCCGCCTTGATACCGCCGCTCGCGCACTGGCGGCTACCATCAACGGCGTTTTTACCACCGTAAAAACACTGGCCGATAAAATCCAATGGGCAGACATCGCAAAAAACATCTATACTGCGCTGAATATTGCATTTAAGGGCATCCACTGGGCCGATTGCGGCAAAGCGCTGTCCGATTTTGTTATCAGTCTGCTGGACATGATGCTGGATGTCGCCCGTAATACGGATTGGGATGCGTTCGGACGCGGTATCGGTGAATTTTTGAGCAACATCGACTGGGGCGGCATATTCACCCGCGTGGCCGAAATCATTTGGCGCGTCGTGAGCGGCGTTATCGCCGGATTCCTCGACACCAATGCGGGCAAGGTCATTTTGGCTATTAAGGTCGGCATGATGGTCGTCAAGTCGCTGTTCATCGCGGGTGCTGCATCGCTGGGTATGTCTGCCCTGCAATGGGTCATGGCGGCAATCAATCCGATGTCGCAGATTGGCACGGCGGCAGCCGGGGCCGCTACGGCCACGGGCACCGGCATGGCAGGTGTGGTTGGCGCTCTCGGTTCTGGCCTCGGTTCTGCTACATCTGCGGCGGCTACCGGCGTATCATCCCTGCTGAGTTTTCTCGGCCCTGCGGGCATCCTTGCCGTGGGTCTTATTGCGCTGGGCGGTGTTATTGCCCTGAACTATGACAGCATCTATCAGACGCTGTACGACTTCGGCGGCAAAGCCTATGACACCATTCACGGTGCATGGGAATCCATCAAGCAGACGACCACCACTGCGACCCAAGAGGCGTATCAGGCCGTCAGCACCGCATGGACGACTGTAAAGACTGACACGGCATCGGCGTGGGCCTCGGCCAAGCAGTCCGTGAGCGAATCGTGGCAGAAAATCAAATCCGATGCAACGGCATCTGCCGCAAATGTACGCACCAACGTATCCACGGCATGGAACACCCTCAAAGCCAATACGATGGCGACATACACGAGTATGCACACGACGGCTACACAGAAATTCAATGCTATGAAGTCGAGCATCGTTGCCACGGCTGGCAACATCAAATCCTCTGTGGCATCCACATGGCAGAGCGTCCAGTCCACGGCGTCCAGTAAGTGGCAGTCGATCACCTCAACGGTCACAAGCAAGTGGAACGCGCTGAAATCTAGTCTGATGGCGAAATCGTCCGAATGGACGAGCATCGGCACCAATCTGGTGCAGGGCCTCAAGAACGGCATTGAAAACGCATGGCACACGCTGACATCTAAGGTGCAGAGCCTCGCACAGAACCTCACCAACACGATGAAAAATGCTGTCGGCGTTCATTCTCCGTCCGTCATCTGGGCAAAAATCGCCTATTACCTCGACCAAGGCTTGCTGAAAGGTCTGCGGGCCGGGGAGCCGAGTGTTCTGAGCGGCGTTGATTCTCTGGCCGACAAGATGACTGCCGGGCTGGATTTCTCCAACGTCAGCTTTAGTCTGCCGTCCATGTCGGCCATCTCCGACATGATCGCCAGCGCGGGGCAGCTTGCTATCCCCGACATCGCGGCGGGCACTGTCATTCCGTACAAAACCAAGATTGACACGTCCGGCGCGGAGATCGATGCCAGCGCTACCCTGTCCGACAACTTCTCCGGCATCGACGAGCGCCTGTCCGACTTGCAGCAGGCGCTTACCACCATCATCACCATTTTGCGGGCACTCAATATCAACATTGATATGGATGCTCTTTCCAAGATGATAACGAAATCGCAAAAAAACCACATTCTTAGATACGGGGGTGCATAATCATGGCCGAAAAACCGCAAATGCTTGTTATAAACGGGCATGATTACACCGCCTATATCAAGCAGAAAACCGGCTTTAAGTGGAGCCGGGAAAACACCAACGATGAAAAGGCGGGCCGCGATACCGCCGAAACGATGCACACCAATGTCACATCCCACCAGCGCAAACTCGAAATCAAGATGGGGCCTATCCCGTGGGATATGGCCCAGCAGCTTGAGGCGGATTTGCAAGGCGGCGATTCCGGCGTAGAGGTGTCCTACCCTGACCTGAAAGACGGGTTCTGCAAGCGGCTGTTCTACAACACATCCGTGGATGCCGCGCTGGAACGCATCGACAAGGAAACGGGCACGATTTTCCTTGATGATTTGTCTTTCAGCCTCATTTCTGTTAAGGAGGATTTGATCTAATGCAGACCCGGCCTGAAAACTGGGCGGCGCTGATTGAATCCGGCAAGTACCGGGTCGAATACAAACTGCAAATTGCGGGTGTCGATTACGATGCCTCGCATTTGCGGGGCGTACCGACCATCAAACAGGCGCTGCTTGAAAAACCTACTCTCGGCAGACTTTGCACGGCGCAGCTTACCGCTGAGATTATCCCTATTGACGGGGTAACAATTCCCCGGTCTGCCCCCTGTTGGGCATACTGCCGCCTTACTTCACCTGATAAGCAGACAGTCACGGATTGGATACCCAAAGGCCGCTATTACGTTCAGAACCGTACCGCATCGAACACCATTGCATTGACGATGCAGGACGAGATGCTGAAATCAGGGCGCACCTACCTTGACAAAACTTCGCTTGACTGGCCCGCCGCCCAAAAGGACATCGTGGCCGACATCGCCCGCATCATGGATGTGGAGGTGGACGAGCGGACGGTTATCAACGAGGGTGATGCCTACACCGTGGAAAGCATCGATGGGGATGCGCTGATGTCGGAGGTGCTGTCGTGGATTGCGATTTGCAACGGCGGCAACTGGGTTATGAGCGATAGCGGCAAGCTGCGGCTTATCCCTATCGCATCCCCTGTTACAGAGGCCGAAATGGCGCAGAGCATTGGCAGTGCTTATAAGACACTGGCCGACCTCGGCGGCACCCGTACAATCTCCCGCATCGTCCTTACCGACGATGCCGAGGAAAGTTTCACCGAGGGCGACGATTCCGGCGTAACCATTACCGCCGATTGCCCCTTTGCCAACCAGCAGATTGTGACAGATCTGTGCAACACTGTTGATGGCAAGCTGTACGGCGCAGTTTACCAGCCTTTTCAGGCCAACACCGCCTATATCGACCCCGCGCTTGAACTGGGCGATACCGTGGGCCTTAAAACCCGGCTGGGCGATAAGGTACGCGCTGTACTGTATACCATCGAGGCAAGCTGCACAGTCAGCTACCCCTGCTATATTTCCGCTGAAATCGACGACGAGCCGGAGAACGAGTACCCCTATGAAATCGTCACGGCGGGTTCTGACGATAAGGCGGTAAAAACCAACCGCAAATACTACGGCAACAGCATCAATAAGCGGTACGGATTCCGCTCCGAAATGGACGGCGGCGGTTATGCTCAGTTCAACGCTGATGGCATGGAGTTTACCGATGAAACAGGCAAAAAGTGCCTGTACTACGACAAAGAGCGCAAAACCTTTGTCATGGACGGCACCCTCGGCGCAAATGCCATCGTGTCAAACTCCCTTTATGCCGAAAACGGTATTGTATCTGAGTTGACCGTTGATCGCCTTGTAACGGCGCGGCACATCCAAAAATACCTGCTGCACGACACCTCGGATGACAGCTATATCCGCATTGAGGGTGAGGTCATGCAGTTCATCTCGGCCACGCCTGCCGGTATGTATAACCGCCTGCTGACCGAGGACGGCGTAATCCTTATGACCGAGGATTATAAGTTCATCGACTGCGAGGCAAACGGTACAGCCAGCTACACACAGGCAGTGAACCGCCGTGGGGAATTGCTGTACTGGCAAAAGGACATCGCCGGGGCAGAGATCAGCGCAGAGGGCTATCCCCTTATTAACGGTGTGCAGGTATTCACCACCACCGAAAACACGGGATTCCCCTGCCACATCTATGTGTACGATGAAACCGTCATGGCCGAGTACAAGTTTGGTATGTCCGGCGACGGTGAAATTCCTTACAATCCGATGCAAACATGGGGTCGTGGCACGGGCTACGGCGATAACGGCAAGGGCCGCATTGAAAAGGTCACAGATAGCTTTAAGATGGGCTATACCACCCGAAAGGGCGAGGAATTAGCTGTTACGCTGTCCGATGATGGTTATATCGACCTGCAAAAGACCCGCAAGCCGCTGCGGTTCGATTTTTCCCATATCAACGCCGATAAGACCTTTGAGGAAACCATCGACGGCAACGACACGCAGCAGTACAAAGTCACATTCGACAGCGCGGGCCGCATCGCATCCATTCAGGACGAGAACGGTCACATCACGGAGGTGGTCTGGGAATGAGCTACGACCAGAACAGCTTTTTGCAGGGTATCGCCGTGGGCAAATCCCTCAAGGGATGGAGCAGCGGCTACGGCACGGCCACTCCTAAATGCTGGAACGATGAGGGCGTGTACGATTATTTCTACATCGACTACCTTATCCCGCTGTCCGGGCTGACACTTTCCATGTTCCACCTCAGCACCCGCATCATGTGCGATGCGGGTGAGCTTGAGGCTACGGACATAGAGGCGATAGACAGTTCCACCTATAAAGTATACTGCCCGCTGGCAAAAGCAACTAACGGCTGGATAGCGGTCACCGGTTACAACAGTTCATGGGTCAAATACGATTCTGGGCTGTCCGTACCTGAGTATTCGTCCATCCTTTGGCTGGACGGCAAAATATCGTACACTCCCGGTTATCTCGGCGACATTGATACGCTGAACGGCTGGACATACGATTCTGATGAATCGCCCAGCGTGGACTACCACATCGGGTATTTTCTATCATACAGCGACACGGATACCCTTGTTGAGTTATCCCCGCTGACAGGTGCGGACACCTGCACCGTGAAATATAGCTAAGGAGGTATTTTGTGTTAGATCGAGCATTACTTCAAGGGCGTGATTTCGATGCGCAAGGGCACTGCCGGGTAGACTACACAGACCCGGTTACGGGCAAGGTGCTGGAACGCATCGAGGGCGATAACCATGTTTTCATCGATCAGTTTGCTTGCTCCGGCTTTCAGGGCTTTCAGCCCATGCTCCTACTTTCCAATGGCGATGTCAGCTATGATGCCGATGTGCCTATGATTCCCGGTATGCCCACGGGGTACGGCGTTGTTGGCAGTTCGGCTACGGGCACGTTACAGGGTAGCTATCGTAGTGTTGATAGCTTTAACAACAGAATCAGTCGTTCCGGCGTTACATTCCAGTATGTTTACGACTTTCTGTCTACTCAGATTCCCCTCCCTATCAATTATGTTGGTCTGACTGGGCATCAATTAAATGGCGTTGTCAGTACGCCATTTCAATACCGATGGCCTATTGGTGAGCAGGGCGGCATGATTGATATTGAGCGCAATCGTCGCTTTTACTCTTTTGAATGCTCCCTGTCGAATCAAGCTGGCGGCGCTGGTACGATCCGATTCCGTGACATCTACTCTGTGCCAGAGGCCGTGTCTACCCAGCACGATATTTTTAAGCTGGTTGACTCTCCTGATTACTATGGCTGGCACGGCTACCGTGCCTGCTGGGGATATGATTATGACAATCAGCGCATCGTTTTCATGCTGACCCGCTACAAGTCTACTCTGGTAAAAGAACAGTACGAAAGTGGGTACGGTTATCACCGTTGGTATAAATGGAATTACCGCGATGAATTTTGGGTGTTGAATGCCGACTTTAACGCCGTAGACCGCCATTTCGTATATGAGTGGGGCGACGACGATGGGCATGAAATCACGAGTTGGCAATACCGCTACGGAAAGTCATTCAGCATCAATAATTATTTTCGTCTGAATGGCGATCACCTCATTGGCATGGGGCAAACACCGCTGGACTATTCCACTACTTATACTTATGTCATGTACGTCAACGACTATGACATAACGACAGGAGATGTAAGCGAACAAAAAATTCAGAATGATGCCTTTGGGTATTTGTGCTGGTCTGGTTCGATTATGTACTTCTATAAAAAATATATGATGCCCGCCAGTCAGCGACAGAGTATGAATGGAAACTATCGGTATTGGTCTACAGGTTTTCACATTACCCCCGTTGTCGATACCAGCGATATGTCGGTTTTCTCTTATAACGCGCCGCAATGTGATTCTAATTATGCCACTCGACAACAAATTCAAACCGGTATTACTAACCGCTTTCGTAAGATATGGTTACGAAAAGAGTCATATAACGATGACAGCGTAGGAACAGCCCCAATGCCGTTTGCCTACACAGCGTATAAGCTGCCGAGCGATGCGCCGGAGCGGCCTGAAAACTCGGCTGTGACTATCGCATACGGTTTGACCATCAACTGGTAAAGGAGGGATGATTCATGGCTGATACAAAAATCAGCGAATTGGCGACCAACACCGAGCTGGACGATAAAGATTTTCTTCCCTGCGTTTCCAGCGGCACGACCAAAAAAGTGCTGTTGTCTACCATCCGCACCTTTTTCAAGCGGACGTTCGACACAGATTATGCGGGGGCATCTCATTACCACCGCTACCTGTCGGACGGCACCCGCAAAATCAATATACCTGACGGTCTGAAAAAAGACGGCGTTATCGCTTTGCTGGCTGACCTCGTGGCAAGCGGCATCTCGTATGACCGCTCCTCGGTCAAGCTGCTGCAAAGCGAGAACGTGCAGGCGGCGCTTGATGAGTTGGCGAACAAGTCCAGCACATCGGACGGCAACATCACAAAAGCCGAGAACGCCATCCAGAACCTCAAAACCGCCTGCGAGGGGTTTGAAACCGACATCGGCGCCTTGCAGGAACACGCCGCCGACACCAAAACCAACCCGCACAAAATCACCCCCGCGCTAATCAAGGCTGTGGCCTCGGACACCGTGGGCAAGGCGGGCGGCGTGGCAGGGCTGGACAGCAAGACCGGGCAGGTGCCCGATGCACAGCTCCCCGCTTATGTCAGCGGCGTGGAGGTGCAGTTTTCCAACGGCACTGTGCAATTCAACATTGCAAAGTCGAAATAAATCATAGGAGGACAATTTTATGCGTTGTGTCAACACCAAACCCGTAGGCACTGACCCTAAGACCGGCAAGCAGTTGGTCGAGGCGATGATTATTGCCGACACGGAACCCGAAAATCTGCCCACCACCGGCGAGGGCATTATCGGCATGAGCGAGAGCGAGGTTTTCGCCCCGTTCAGCCTGATTTATGTGCTGGCTGAGGATGCCAAGCACAAAATCTATATTGCCGGTGAAACGGGTCAGTTCATCGGCCAGTAAGGAGGCGGCATCATGCAACTTTCTGATGTAGTGCGCATCGCCCTCATTTTCAGTGAGGACGCTAAACGCTATGCAAAAAAGCTGGCCGGGAGCATCGACCTGAGCGGCAAAGCCGACAAGAAAAAGCCCAGCAAAGCGGGCAACCTTGCGGCTCTGGATGCAGGCGGCAATCTCGCGGACAGCGGCAAGGCCAGTGCCAATGTGGTCGTCAAGGCCAAGCCCGGCAAGGCGGGAAACCTCGCCGCGCTGACGGCTGACGGCTCCCTATCCGATTCCGGGATTGACCCGGCAACCAAAGCCGACCTGCAGGACGGCAAGACCAAAACCGCCCAGATGGCAAAGTCGTTCACATTCGATAAAACGACTGTGAAATTCAACTACTAAGCGGAGGTGCAACACCTATGGCAAGCAAAGTTTTTATCGACAACATCCTTGATCCTGCTACCGGCGATCAGGGATTTTTCCTCGGCATGAATGCCGACAACGGCTATCCCGGCATGGATTTGAGCCTGAAGTTCGCGAAGGAAATCAAGGGCTACACCAGTGTGTGGAAGTGGATTCAGGCCCGCATCAAGGCCGGGAACTTCTACGGCATCCATGTGGGCGACTACATCCCGTTTAACTGCACGAACAGCGCCAAAACCCGCATCGTGGCTGTCGTGGCGGGCATCGACACCTACTACAAGTACGGCGATCAGCAGGTCGGCCATCACATCGACTTTATTTCCAAAGACCTGTGGCCCACCTATATCCAGTACAATCTCGCCAACTTCAACAACGGTCTGATTCCCGTGGAAAAGCTGTCCGGCGATGGCAGCAAGACCGAGTTTGTGCTGACGAAACAGATGGACAGCATCGACAACATCATTGTGGGCAGCGATCAGGTCACGGGCTATACCTATGACGCCTCCACCTTTACCGTCACATTCGACGAGGCCCCCGCGGCTGGCACAAACAACATCACTGTGACCGGCAAGGGCGACAAACACCCGTGGCTGTGTTCTCATCTGTATGCGTTCCTGAACTCCCTCAAGATGCAGGTGCCCAACGGCACGGGCAAAGACCCTGCCGTTAAGCAGGTGGATTACACTCAGGGCGGCGTGTACTACTTCTTGCCCGCCGAACTCAAGGCCGTCATCGCCAACAAACGCGCCCTGCTGGGTGAGCGTTACTCGGCCAGCGGCGTACTGAACAGCGATAACGGCTGGTCGTGGACAAGCCTCGGCAATCTGTGGGTGCCTACCGAGATGGAGGTCTGCGGCGCTCCCGTTTGGGGCGGCAACGGATACTCCAACGGCGGGTATGTCCAGTACCCCATCTTTGCCCACAACATGAACCGTGTCAAGGGCCTCGGTGATGGTGGTGGCCGTAACCGCTGGTGTGAGCTTACCCCTACCTCCGGCAACTCCTCCGGCTTCTGCTATGTGAACGGCGACGGCTTTGCGAGCCTCGCCAGCGCCTCCGACACGTGGCTGTCCGCGCCCGTCTGCTTCCGAATCTCGTAAATCTCCTACTAATATCCCCGCGCCCCTTGTGGGCGCGGCATCAGGTGAACCATGAGTAACGTATTATCCCGATTCCGCAGCATCTCCGAAATGGAGTTTTACAAAAACGCCACTGAATTGCGCTGTGCCCTTTCCGGCTTTGTGATGCAGGAAAAGTACATCCCCAAAAAGTGGCGACCCATTCTCGCCTATCCTACCGTGAATCTGCTGAACACGATGATGGAACACATCATCGCCGCGAACGGTATCTATCCGTACAGCGACGGCAAACTTGACCACGAGCTTTTGCACCGCCGCAAGGAATTGCAGGCGCAAGCTGTGGCCGACTGTGAGGCCCTGTTTGACCGCTTGCAATTCATCATGGATGAGTTTCATTTTTCCCGGCTAAACACCGGGCTTGACATGGGCATTGCACCACAAAAGGAACTGCCCGCGCAGTTGGTTTACATTGGCACCCTGTTAGAGCGTGAGGAAACGCTGTTGAAAGACTGGCGGCATAATACGAAATTCCCGGACACCGCAAAATTCAAGCCGAAAGCATCCCTGCCGAACGGGGATGCCCGGTATCAGACACCAATGCAGATCGCCTACACACCCAAGGCGCCGCCTACGGTGCCCACTGTAAATGATTCAAGCGTGATGGCCGCACAGGCAGCAGGGATAAACTATCATCATTATCCCCGTTGACCGCCATCGGGTCGATAGCTGTATAAAAGAGCCGTAACAACTGGTGTGAGCTTACCCCTAACTCCGGCAACTCCTCCAACTTCTGCAATGTGAACAACAACGGCAATGCGAACAACAACAACGCCTCCAACACGTGGCTGTCCGCGCCCGTCTGATTCCAACGAGAATCCTCGGCCAGTATTAAAGTAGGTTTGCTGGGCTAATCAATAGGCAGACCGAAATCCGAGCCTTATCATCATTGGAAGGAGTTATCGACCCTCCCGCAGTAGCGGGTAAATAGGTATCTTGACGCGATCAGCCGGACGCTTCTTGCATGGCCCGCGACGGCGACAACAGGCTAAACTACCGTGCGCCACACGGCAGATGGCCGAGTACCGGGTTTCATGGCTGGTATCGCAAAGAAGTACACAACAGCGCCCCTACAATAACACTTTGCGAGGTACATTCCGAGATGACATCACAAGAGCGGCACGAGGCCCGCTATCAGCGCCGCAAGGCGGCGCGGCAGGCCAAGCACCGCGCACGAATAGCACAGTACGATAATTTTGACCGGGTGGCAGATGTATCCTCGCTGGTCGATGCCAACTATAACGCCCGCAAAGGCGTCATGTGGAAAGCCAGCGTTGCCCGATACAATGCCCGTTATTTCAAAAATTCAATCAAAATCCACAAAACCCTCATGCGCGGTGGCGACACCCGCAGAGGGTTTTATCATTTTGGGATTGTGGAGCGCGGCAAAAAGCGGGCTATCCACAGTCTGCACTACTCTGAGCGCGTTGTGCGGCGGTCTGCCTGCACAAATGCTCTGGTGCCGATTCTGTCCAGCAATCTGATCTATGACAATGGCGCAAGCCTTGAGGGCAAGGGCATCAGCTTTGCAGTCAAACGATGCGCTGTGCATCTGCATGAGTTCTACCGCGAAACAGGCGGCAATGACGGGTACATCCTGCTCATCGACTACCGCGCCTTTTTCGACAACATCAATCTGGATAATCTCAAGCGCAATGTGATCGACCGCCATATCCTCGATCAGCGGCTCAATGCTCTGGCGAAAAATTTTGTTGACGCGCCGAATCTTGAACGCATCAAATACGGCCAGCCAACAAAAGAAAATGGTCTGTATATCGGCCCGGAGGACAGCCAGATTTTTGCCATCGCCTACCCAAACAGCATCGACCACACCATCAAAGATCAATGGCGGCAGCGGTGGTTCGCCCGCTATATGGACGATTCCTACATCATCAACAAATCGAAAGAACTGCTGATAGAGTTTCGCCGCCTGCTGTTTGGGCTGTTCGCTGAAAAGGGCATTATCCCGAATCCCAAAAAGACGCAAATCGTCAAGCTGCGCCGAGGTTTTACCTACCTAAAAACCAAATTCACCCTGTTACCCAATGGCAAGGTTTTACAGCAGCCTTGCCGCGAAAGCGTCATCCGGGAGCGCCGCAAAATCAAGAAGTTTTTCAACTTTCTGCAGGCGGGGCTTATGACGATGGAACAGATTCTCACGTCCTATATGTCGTGGCGCGGATCACTTATCAAAAAGCAGGCCCGCCGATCTGTTCATTGTACGGATTTGCTGTTCTATAAGCTCTACGGCATCATGCCGTGGAAGATAAAATCCAAACGAAAATCGAAAGCGAGGCACATTCAATGGAAAAATCTCTTGAACGCATCGACACCATCAATGCCGAAATCACCGCCCTTAAAAGCCTGCTGACCGATACCGACTATAAGGCGCTGAAACACGCTGACGGCGTTATGAGCGCCGAGGAGTACGAGCCTATCCGCCAGCAGCGCGAGGAATGGCGCAACAAAATCAACGCGCTGGAAACGGAGCTGGCAGTAGCTACACAAGAGTTTAATGCGGAGATGGCCAAGGTGGCCGCTACGCAGGTAAAGGAGGGTTAAGGATATGAGGCTGTCTAATGGTGAGGTTCTGCTGCGCTGGCCGCTGGACATCCACGTTCTGACGCAGGGCTGGTACTACAACAACGGCAGCTTGCATCAAGCCGTAGACCTCCGCACCCAAATCGGCACCAACTACAAGCGCCCGGTATACGCCGCCGAGGATGGTACGGTAGATCAGACGCAGAATTGGGACGGGCACACCAAGACCGGAATGCAGAGCTATGGCAACATGGTTCGCATCAAGCACTCGCCCTACAAGGGCATGACCTTGCAGACCCGATACGCTCACCTGTCCAGCTACTGCGTCAAGTACGGTCAGCAGGTCAAGGAGGGTGACATCATCGGGTACAGCGGCATCACGGGCAATGTTTTCGGGGCGCACTTGCATTTTGAGGTTATCCTCAACGGCAAGCGCACCAATCCGCTGACGTGGCTCGATAGCGACTATGCCCTCGCCACGGGCAAGGAGTATCAGTTCAACAGGGGCGAACATTCCGTTGTCATCCCGGACGCGGACAAAAAGCCCGCCGCCAGCCCCGCAGAAACGCCCTCTACGGCCCCCGCCGCCGAGGAGGGCAAAACTATTCAGGCGATGCTCATTGGGCCGCTGACAGCCGCTGAGGCAGCGGCATTTGACGCGATGGCCGTTGAGAGCGGCCTTGCCGATGATCGGTATGTCAAGCTGGCCGTTGATGCCGAGGGCAAGATGTTTATGCGGGCGGCGACCCTCACCGGCATGGACGCTATGCGGATGTACGCGCTGGCGCAGACCAAGGGCCTGAAAGACAAATATTTTTCGGAGTATGTGGGGTAAAGCCATGAAGAAACTGTTTATTTCCCAGCCGATGCGCGGTAAGACCGATGATGAAATCCTCAAAGAGCGCAAGGTGCTGATCGCCGACGTGTACATGAAAACCCATGAGGAAATCGAGGTCATCGAATCCTTTTTCGAGGGCGCCCCGGCTGACGCAACGCCGCTGTGGTATCTGGGCGAAAGCCTCAAGCTGCTGGGCACCGCTGATTTTGTGGTGTTCGCCCCCCGCTGGCAGGATTATCGCGGATGCCGCATTGAACACGATGCCGCCGTAGCCTACGGCATCCCCATTTTGGAGGTGTAAATCCGATG